TCTTCTAAGTAAGGTGCTGAGGTTGTGTTGACAAGCCATGTTTGGGATGTAATCGCTTGTATAGACGCTATGTTTCCATTTGCAGGATTAATCTGAAAGATTTCTATGCGTGTGTTACTAAACGCTATTATATATTGTTCATCATCTGAAAAGATAAAGGGTTCTATTCTTACTGTTTGCCTTAGATCAGATGAGTATGCAGGAGCCGAGGCAAAGTTATGCCAACGTTTTGTTCCCGGTCTTTTGGTTACCCCGCCCTCACCACGTATAAAGAAGTTACGTACTTTTTCTGCTGAGTTCTTGTAGATGGCTGAATCCGTTCTTGATGTTAATGACGGACTAACTTCACCAAACTGAAAGCTGTTTTGTGGTATCCTTACTCGTGCCATTAACTACGCCTATTCGTTCTAAACCTCGTGGTTGACAGTGATCGTGATGTTTGTTGTTGACTGTCTAGGTTTCTAGCCTTAGCCATTAATCTCTCTGCTTTAACTTCCATCATTTCCATTAACTTATCATCTCGTGCTATGGCTGTTGCAAACACAGACGCCAATGAGTATTGCACAGCTAGTGCAAAGTAAGAGGGGAAGTCTGTTTCGGATGCTCTGTATGTATAGTCAGCCACTAACACATCATTAGTTGATGAATCTGAAAACACTTTATCACCATAGACTGTGTAGCTTACGGCGTTGTCGTTAATTGTTACTGTGTGTAACATAATCAAATCACTAGGAAGTTGATGGGCTATATCAAACCTGCCTGTTGGGGTATCTGTTAATTGATTTAATGTGGCTTGCTCTGTGGCAAATCGCCACCTTGCTACACATAAAGATGACCTAACGACATCCTCATACATGTTGGATGCTACCAACGCTTCTGTTGAACTTGTTTCAAAAGACGTGATTGGTTCTGCACCGATAAGCACTAAGGCTCTCGATGCAATATCCAACGCTGAATTAGATGCCGTTGAAGTCATATAATTTAGTCGCTATCTGTTTCAGCTACGGCAGTTCCGTCAGAGACATCAACTGCTGTACCATTATTAGAAAGCACAGACACAAAACTTGTGGTTGGTGTGTTTGTATCTTGAACAATTATCAAGTCACGAACGTTCAACATATTTGCAGAGTCATTGAAATAGTTTGCACTATTCACTGCAGCAATCGCATCTGTTGTTTGATAAATCCAAAGATTAACACCACTTGCACCACCGATTTTGTGAAGTCCACTTGCACTATAAGCCATGATAAAACCTCCTATCCGTTGTTATCAAGAAGTTCATAAATGCCATTATCGTCTATAACGACAGCACCCATGGACATCATTGATGTTGCTAAATGTGAAACCTTCTCAGGTACATAGTTCAACTCTGTTGTTACATTGGCACCGATACCAAGACCAATCGCACTTGTGTGATAAGCCATGTTCTTACCTGCAGCAACGGCAGTTGTTGAAAATATGTTAAAGCCAAGGAAGTTCTTCATAGTCATGCCACCTGCATAAGGAAGACTTTGATCGCCCACATAATCAGATGATGCAAATTCATTTATTAAAAACAAATCAGCAAAACCTTTAGGATGCATAGCAATGTATCTCTGTCCATCTTCAGGTAAGTTTGCAGAACCAAACGTCTCAAATGTAGATAACAAGTCTGCTTTTTCTACAGCACTACTTGTGTCATGTATTTGAGTTGAGTTAGCACCTGCATCCATAGCCGTGATAAGAATTTCGTCAGTCTTTCTACCCAAAGCTGAAGCCGCAGATGTTGCAATAGCTTGACGTTCATCAATGTTTGTTTTGAGTTCGTCTAGCTTGTCAATATATTCTGCAGCGTAGAAGTCAGCTAATGTAGCTTCCACTGTGGTATGTGCTAGTTCCATTGGAGTTACCATACCATTTCTTGATTTAGTTGAAGCCGTTCCAGTACCGATCTTTTGAAAGCGTACTACGCTTCCTGCAACATTACTTACGTTACGAACAGTGTTCATTAATTTTGAACCCATTCTTTGATACGCAAGATGTACCTCGGACTCGAACTGCTTGATGAAGGCCGTGTCTATTGTATTAGCCATCAGTAGTCCTTTCCCTGCCATTGGCAGATTAGTTGTTAAGGTTGCTCTCGGTTATCTGCTCTTTGCTTCATCCAGTTATCCGTTAGGGCTGTCAGCGTATTACAGGCCGTGTATACTCATTTGTTGGCATGAATTCTATTTCTTGACAACGCACAAATCGTAATACCTTGTGACCATTTAAGTCGATTGGCATAGGCATAATCATAAAGTCTAGGTATCCAAGCCATGTCAGTGTTTTATAATGCTCAATGGGGCATACGTTTTTCAATAAAAGAAACTGGTTTTGGAAATAATCAACGATAGGTTTAGACCATCTTAAGAATGTTTTAGGATGCTTGTCCACTTCTTCAGAGCAAAGCATCCATATTGATCCCACCAGTTCGTGTTCTTCAACCACACCAAACATCATAACAGGTTTATCATTAACTAAAGCCGTATAGGTTTCAGCCTTGTTATCTTTAAGTGGTTCCATTAAGGCACGCCATGGTGTCACCCCTGCAATCACACATTCCCGGTTGTCAGTGTATCTTAGTTCGTGTTGTAACGTTTCAGCGTGGCTAGGTTTTGACTTAACAATAACGGCCTCGCCATACTTACCTTCCCCCTGAAAGACGTTGCCAGTCACTATTAACCTCCTGAATAAATGCATTGTCACGTCTGCCCTGTTGCCAGTATCGAGGGTCTTTCATCTTAGCCTCAATGTCAGCTTGGGTTAGTTGTCCTGCTACAGATGTCGGAGCAATAGAAGATGATTTGGTTTGTTCAATGATATGCTCTAAGGCTTTGATACCTGCAGATGAAGAACCAAGTTCAGCAACGGCTTCTTGCATAGCTTGATCAGGAAAGAATTTATTCATCCATAACTGCACAGCTTCCACTCGTGCCCCTGAGTTATCACCTAAGTCTTTCTTCACAGCATCAAGATCAGGCTGTTTACCCATAACAGCTTCAGCGTATTTTTGAATACCCTCAGCAAATTCATCTTGGCTTAATCCGTTATTCCATGAATAGTTAGACCACCAATCAAGTAATTGATTATCAACAGCCTCAGCTTCATCTAATGTATCAGGCAATACGTACTCACCAACAGAGGCAGGTCGTTCTGCAAACGCTTCCGTCTCCATCTCTTCCATAAGTTTAGTTCGTAATTCTTCTTCGCCCTTACCTAGTTTGCCCTCAAGTTCACCATAGGCTTTAGCCATATCGGCAGGGTCAGCAAACTTCTCAGGCAACCATTCAGGTCGTGCCTCAGCTACGGGTGCTTCGGTTACGGGTGCTTCGGTTGGTGTTTCACTTGGTGTCTGTAGTAATGTTTCTTCCATGGTTTATCCTCTCTGCATGTTGAACACGTTTGGCGATTAACGCCACTAAGTATCTCTGTCCTTCAAGATGCCGTAACTCATCAGCCGATATGTTGGCCCCTGTTATCGCTTCTATAGTTATGGACTTGAGATATTGCATAGTAGCCAGTCCACTGGGAGAATTGAATGTACTGGCTAAATCTAGGGAAATCTTTTCGTCTTGTTCTTTGGAACGAGGGTATCCGTCAACCCCCAAGTGCTTGGATGTTTGGGTTTGCATTCGGGTCTATTCCTGTTTGTTGTTGCATTTGTTGAGCCATCTGAACCATCTGTTGTCGTTCGCCTACGTCACGTATTAAGTGGTCTGGCACACCAAATTTCTTGGCTAGATAGATTGCTGTTTCCTCGGAGGATACAAGGAGATTAACTACCTCGGGACCAAAACGGCCAGAGACCATTTCAAGAAATCTATCTAGGGAAACAATGTCTTGATTAGACTGTGCCTGTGCCAGTGGTGAAACACTCTTTACCTTTACTTCTCTACCATTAACAGTCGGTATTTCTATCCTGCCCTGTTTGGTAAGTAGGTAAACCACACGTTGAAGTACAGGTTGAACCATCTCTGCTTGCAGTCTGCCAAATGCAGAACCAATCTTACGAGATAAATCAGCCATACGTTCTGCCACTTCCGTAGCTGATGCAGGTGTTTTATTGGGATCGCCAAGCATATCATTATACAATGCACGCTTGATATTATTACGCATGTCATTCAGAACCAAGTTAGCCACATCAAAATTACCTGCAGCCCTTATTGGTTGTAGTCCTTGTGAGTTTGGTGCTTTGGGAATAACAGTTCCGGGAACAAGATTGATTGTATCAACATTGATAACCCCATCATCATCCATCTGATAGATACCTGATATAGCCATCTGTGCATTCTCTAACACTAACTCTATTGTGAGGTTTGCACTTTTAATCGCACTTAACGCATTGACAGCAGGACCCCTGCCATAAATTTCACCAGAGGCTTTGCTCCATCTGAACGCTATAAATGGATTAGAACCCACTCCGCTATACTCTTCTTGGAGTATCATTTCTTTATCGCCACATTCAATGACCATATACAAATAGCGTTCTTCATTAGGCTTGTCATATAACTTACAAGAAACCTCCAGGATTTTACACTTACTTTCAGGATAGTTGGTTATCTTATCTAAGGTCTTGGCTGTGAATGTACCATTGCGATAGGCCACTGGTAGGTCTTGATACTTTAATTCTCTTTCTCTATAGACATGATCTATTCGACCATCAGGTCCAACATCAAGAACAACATGAGGTAATGGAATAGAATGAAAGCGTATTGGGTTGACAGCATCACCTTCTGTTACAGCAAGTACGGCTGTGCCTAACGCAAGATCAATAAAACATTCATGTATCTCTTGTGCAAAGTTAGATGTCTGTAAGACTTCAAATATATATTCAGTTACTTGATCGAGCTTGTTATTAATCTCATCAGCTTCTTCTTCAGGCACTTCACTACCTGCAACAAAATCAGCCCAACGTGCAAAGTTAGGAACCAATCCTGACTGCAAACGAGATGCAAATTCTTGTACGCCAACAACGGCTGTCTCATCAAATATCTTAT